CGAAATTTTCGATAATATTTCGGGGTCCGGCCTGGCGTTTTGGCAAGCGGTTGCCTCCGCTGTCAATTCGGGTACCGGGCCTCTGCGTGGTCCGTCCAGATATTTCGTGGCAACTGCCAATGGCGCGACCACTGGGCCGGTGTCTGGCACCGCCGCGACGGCGTCGGGCGGAACCGATGGGATCGCGGCGGTTTCGACGCAGACTTTGATTGGATCGGACTCTCTTCCCCGCAGTGGAATGTATGTTCTGCGATCGCAGGACTGTTCCATAGCGTTGCTGGCGGGATGCGATGATCCCATGACCTGGCTGGCGCAGGCCAACTTTGGCTTGCAGGAGGGGATCTACATGATCCTGACGTGCGCGGCCGGGGTCAGCATTGAGAACGCCGTCAGCATGAAGCGCAATGCCGGTCTGGATAGCTATTCGGCGAAGATCATGTTCGGTGATTGGATCTGGTGGAATGACCAGGTGAACGGGATTGTCAGGCTGGTATCGCCGCAGGGATTTGTGGCCGGTCGCTTGGCGAACCTTTCGCCGGAACAGTCCAGTCTGAACAAGCCACTATACGGGGTGGTTGGCACACAAAGGTCGGGCGCACCTGGCAGTGGGCAGTCGACAACATATTCCGGAGCAGAGTTGGGTGTACTTTTGGGAGCGGGGATCGACGTCATCTCCAGCCCTCAGCCAGGCGGTGCGTTCTGGGGTGTTCGCGGAGGTCACAACTCCAGTTCGAACGCTGCCAGCAACGGCGACAACTATACGAGGTTGACCAACTACATCGCGGCGACCTTGGCCGCTGGGATGGGCGGGTTTGTGGGTGAAGTGATCAACACCTCACTGTTCCAGCAGATACGCTCGACCCAACTGGCATTTTTGCAGGCCATGCAGTCGCAAGGGATGCTGGGCAATACCAACGGTGGCTCACCATTCTCTGTGATCTGCGACGCGAGCAACAATCCGCCATCGCGCACGGGGCTCGGTTACGTACAGTCGGATGCACAGATTCAGTATCAGGCGATCAACGAGAAATTCATCGTAAATGTTGAAGGCGGCCAGACTGTGACAGTGCAGCGGCAGACACTGCCGAGCGGTCAATCTTCATAAGAGGTGTTGAGATGCCGCCGAATAATTTCTCGATCGGCCTGGACTGCCAGGTTGTGGTGGTTGGGCCGTTTGGTCGTGTGGATTTGAGTCATGTCACGGGGTTCGAAACGCGGCAGCAGACGATGTCGGTTCGGGTGAGCCGGATGGATGGAACCAATCTTGGTGCAGAACTGCCAAAAGGTTGGGAGGGAAGCTTCGAGATTGAACGTGGCTCGTCGGCTGCAGATGATCTGATCGCGGCGATTGAACAGGGCTATTATGCTGGCGGGAGCCTCGGCACCGGCACGCTGTATCAATACATCGCCGAGACAAATGGGTCGGTCTCGACGTATCAGTATGATAGCGTGACGTTTAAGTTGGCGCATGCAGGGGCTTGGAAGGGAGATTCAAGCGTGAAGCAGAAATTGGAATTCTTTGCGGCACGGCGGGCCCGGCTTTAAGTCATGACGCCATCTCAGGTGATCGTGCAGGCTGCGTCTGGTGTGGCGGACTGTAGTGATTCGGACGGCCGGCGACTACAGCTCAGGAAGATCACTGCGCTGGACAAGATTCGCCTTTTTAAGGCGGTGGGAACAGTTTTGGCGCAGAACGAGCCGTATCTCGGTATGGCTGTGCTGGCTTATTCTGTCGTTTCTATCGAAGGAGTGCCGGTGCCTGCGCCGTGCAACGAGGCGCAGATCGAGGCGCTGGTGGCGCGATTGGGCGATGTTGGGTTGGCAGCGGTCGCGGCAAGCCTGTCTGCAATGAGTGCTGAATCGGCCCAGCCGGCGCGGGAATTTTCGGGAAACTGAGCCGGCACCCTGATCTGGTGGATCCGCTCTACCTGGTCTGGCACGGGGTGCCATTCGATGTTGCTTTTTCGCTCGAGCCAGACGAGCGGCTGGCTTGGATTGTCGTGATGGCCGGCTTTGATGGGCACCGTTATGACTGGGAGCGCGGCGGTTGGGACGAGACGTGAGTTTGTGCCTGAATTCGCTGCGACGTCGGCTTGAGCAGGTCGACGTGGCAGAAGCGATGGGGGCCGAGATTGGACACGCGCTTGCTGTCATGCGCGACGATATCGGCAGCGAGGTTTCTGCGAAGGTCGCCGGCACGTTGCAGTGCGACCAGATGGGTCTTCGGGGCGTCGTCGGTTCGACCGACGGCGCGTTGGTGACGATTGAACACGGCGACCGGACAACGGCGCCGCGGCCTGTGCTGGCGGGTGTTGCGACGCGCCGTGGGACTGAGTTTGCAGAACGAATTGGCGAGCGGGCTTTGGATGCACTGCGGGCGGGCTTTGACGTCAGCCGCTTCTGAAAACTTGTCGGTGGTGTGGGATGAGTGAATCGTATGTGATTGGCATCACGCTGGCACTCGAGGATGAAATCTCCCCGGGTTTGGCGACGATGCGGGAGCAGTTGGCGCAGGCCAATCTTGCCATCGAGCAGACGAAGTTGCGCAGGGCATCGCTCCGTAGCGAGATGGCCGACGCGGTAGCGGGTCGGCTGCCTGAGCTGCAGGACGAGAGCGCAGTGACCAGGGGCATGACGCCACGCGAAGCTTGGTTGGATCATTCAGTTGCGCCAGCAGGCCGGGTGATGGAAATCGCTGCGGCGCCGGAGCGGTCCGCGCTGCCAGCAGTCGTGTCGCCCTCGTTGGAATTGCCGGTCGAACGACTTCTCGAGTTTGCGCCGCAGGCGGGGTTACCCAAGCTACCAGTGGTTGAGCAATATCCGCCTTGCGCGGCTGCGCAGAATGGCGCGTCGGCTACGCGGGGCCTGGCTGCGTCCGACGGCGCGACTGGAGCTCTCTTTGAGGCGCGTGAGCATGCCCTGGGGCCCGTTGGGTCGTCGATGGAAGGGGCAATGAGTCGTCCTTGGCCATTGCCGCTTGAATTGCCTTTGTCGCGAGGTGCGGCGGCTGAGCATTCTTCCGGTGCTCTTCATCGGGTGAGTTTCGACATTGGGCGATCGGCGGAGGCACCGCGTGGCTCGGCGCCTGGCCTGGTCCTACATGACCGCGCGGAGCCGACCGCACGTGACCCTTGGATGGGGCCTCTTGCGCCTGCTGCCGCGAGTGCTGCGCCAAGCCATGACGTGTCAGCCCGGATGCAGGTTTCCGGTGACGTGTTTCTGGATGGACAACGGGTGGGTCGTTGGATGGGTGAGCAACTGGAGCGTGAGGCGGGGCGAGCGCCGGTGAGTGGGAGTCAGTTTGACCGGAGGCAGTCATTGAGCCTCTCGAGCGGCGGGGTGGGTTTCTGATGGGCGCACCATTGCTGCTGGGGCCGATAACGTTGAGCGGGTTCGAAATTCCTGCGCGGGTTCAATTCGGTGGCGCGCAGAGAATTGCCGTGCATCGGCTGATCGACGGGAGCCGAGTGGTCGACTCACTGGGAGCCGATGATGGTGAGATATGCTGGTCCGGGGTTTTTTCCGGTGCCAATGCAGCAACGCGGTTTCGGCTTATCGACGCGTTGCGGTTGGCGTGCGCTACGGTGCCTCTGGTCTGGGATGGGTTTGCTTATAGCGTCACGATTGTGCGGCTCGATGCAAGCTATCAAGGGCCCTATTGGATCCCGTATCAGATCGCATGCTGCGTCGTGCAGGACGCTGGCGCGGCGTTGACTGGTCTGGCGTTGTCAAGCGGAGCACAGGCTGGTGCGGATTTGGCCGCGGCTGGGGGGTATGGAATTGACACCAGTGCCTTGTTGACAGGTTTGGGTGCGGATGGTGCCGTGCCGGCAAGTGACGCGACGGTGATGTCGCGCAATATCGCGATGACGATGAGTTCCGCGCAGGCATCGCTGGAACAGGCGGATGGCGCATTGGCATCGTCCGACTTCCTGACGGCGCTGCCGGCGGCACAGCAGGTTGCGACTTTGCCGATTGGAATGAGTTATCTGGCGCGAGCTGCAAGGAACGTGACGGCGTTGCAGGGCGGAGCTGGATCATGACTGAGATCATTGTTGCGGGTGGGAACTTGTTTGAGATTGCCTGCGTTCAGCTCGGCGATGCAACGCAGTGGATACGCCTCGCGCAAGCAAATGACATTGTCGATCCTATGTTGACGGGAGTGCAAACATTGACGATTCCCGCAGTTGACCGGACGGCCGGGGGCGGCCTCCCGACCCTGAGCTAGTTGGTGAGCGGCCATGTTCGCATGCCCGGCGCGCGATTGAGCGCGAATGGAATCCCAATATCGGGTTTTATTTCGGCTGAGATCACGACCGTCGCACATTCCGCGGCAGACCGTTTTCAGGCATCGCTGGCGCTATCGACTGCTGAGCTCGGCTGGTTTTGTTCACAAACCAGCATCACTGTGTCCATCGAGGTTGGCGTTGATGGTACGTGGAGCAACCTTATTCTCGGCGAGGTTGACTCGCTGCGGTCGATCCCGGCGGAAGGTCTTGTGCATCTCGACGGCCGAGACCTCACGGCGTCACTGATCGAGACTCAAACGCAAGAGACATTCTCAAACCATACCGCAAGCGAAATCGCAATATTGCTTGCATCTCGGCATGGTTTGGCCTCGCAAGTGCGGCCGACGTCGACCTTGGTTGGCCGCTACTACGAAGCCAACCATGATCGCTTGATGCTTGACCAGTTTGCACGTGCGGTGACTGAGTGGGATCTACTGACACGACTGGCGCAGCAGGAGGGTTATGATGTCTGGGTGTCCGGACGGACGCTGAATTTTCAGCCGCAGCCCACATTCGCATCCGCTGATTTCAACCTGATTCCAGGAGAATGTATCTCACTCGAGATGAAACGTTCACTTGCATTGGCTGGCGATGTGGACGTGATTGTCAAAAGTTGGGACAGCCGTAGGCACCAGTCATTCTCGCAGTCTGCGACGGCGGATCGCGGCAGCGGTAACCCGCTGCAATATATCATTGTCCGCCCCAATCTGACCGTAGATCAAGCATCCCAGGCAGCTGAGATGATCCTGGCTGATATCACCGCGCACGAGTGGGTGGTGGATGTCGTGATCCCTGGAGAAACCGACATGAGTGCGCGGAGCATTCTGCAGATTGATCGGACCGGAACAGCCTTTGACCGGCGATATCGGGTGGCCCGCATTGTCCGATCCATCGGGTCTGACGGGTTCGTGCAATATGTACGCGCGAGGGCGGCGTCGGCGGGTTGAACGTTTGACAGGGGACCACGCTGCAGATGGATGGCGTTTTTAATCATTTCAAGTCGCATGCTGCATCGCTCGATCAGGCGATTGGTCAGCCACGCTTTGGTCTGGTGAGCTCTGTTGATCCTACGCAGGC